ATGCGCACGTCTGTCTCTCTATTTCTCAGATCTGCCAGGATCCCGGAAATAATCCCGTCCAAGATAGAGGGAGGAAGTCCAGTCTGATCCCGAATGGTAATTACCGTGTTTAAAAGCAGGTTCTTGGCGTCTTCCATGACAAGTACAAGTGGTCTTTCATTCATTTTGTATTCTCCTTTAACTGTTTAATATCGTTATACATGGTCTGAATCAGTTTCAACATCGGCGGAATCAGCGTCCTGTAGTTCCAGTCCTCTACAGAGGTATCCGGGTTCTGCATGGCGCACTCCGGGAACGCGTGGAAGACATCTTCTGCGTAAAATCCTGGAAGAGGCTTATCTACAAACCTGTCCTCTTTGGCAAGATATCCCTCTTTGTATTTAAACCAGACTACCGGGATGTCCAGGAGTTTTTCCGCCTCAGCATCCTTTAACATGGCAATATGGTCTTTGTAGTGTTTTGAAGAGCTAGATGCTGTGCAGATACGTGCGCTGTTACTCTCTCTTACCAGTGTTGTACCAGATGTGATGTGTGGAAGCCCCTTGATTACAAGCTCCGAATCATAGCTTCCATCCGATATATCTGGCTCTCTCTTGGTGTAAACATGGAGCCCGTACTTACATGTTACTGTTCCGTCTAGCCCGCTTAATTCTGCTTTTTCGGAAAAATTACGCATTTTAAATAATAGAGAAGTCCCGATGAGAGCCGCTGTTCTTTTTGCTAAATCAAACGTAAAGCTGGTTTCATTGCTGTTATTGTCCGTAGCGTACAACCTTATTCCATTCGTGCCAATATAGACGCCCTGCGCGGTGCTGGTAAGAGACGTGCATCCCTTGTATATGCCACTTGCCCCGATTGCGAAACCTCCGATTGTAGCCTTTAAGGCCTTAAGGTCGTCCACGTCTATATAGGAGCCTTTGACATATAGCTGTCCATTCCTTATAAACACGCCGTCCATGGCTCCGTTATTGGTCAGGAGATTAAGGATATCCGTCGGGGAATAGGATATAATTACTTCTGGCTTATATATGTAGTACGTTTCATCCTGCCCCATACTATTCCATCCGCCAATCGTGAAACTTGGATAGATGGTTGTGTTTGGAGTTTTGACATCCAGCATATATCTGTACTGTTTCCAGGAGGTAGTAACCGCACAATCGTATTGCGTTCTATTAATAGAGATTTTTATTGTCTTATTAACATTTGACTTGAGCCACACTCGAACTTCGTAAACCCCCGGTGCAGTAATCGGGTTGTTCGTACTTTTTTTCGCAGAAAGATAAGCGGTTTCCGTCCCTGACCCATCATCAAACATTATCGGGGAATAAAATTTTATTGCATTTTTCCCGCCTAATGGGTCTGCTTGTCCATAAGTCACTTTTCCTTCATGAGTTTCCCAGTATTGGCCAATATCGGATTCCGTCAGATTTCCGCCTTTGAGCAGATTTCCGCCCTGTCTGTCCGCATAAGCTTCGCTGGCAATCGCAGATCCTAAAATAGACAAACTTCTAACATTCATATCTACATTTCCGGTATTGTCCACTGCAAGCGTCTTCTGTCCGGCCGTGTTGGTTACTGTAAGATTTCTGGCATCTATATACTCTCCGGATACTTTCCCGGACCTTATATACGTGCCATCTATGTAGAGCATTCCATTTTTGGAGTAGATACCCTTCCTTTTTCCATTTTCTGTAAGAATATCTAGCATATCATCAGGACTATAACTATAAGATATCTCGGGACGATATATATACACCACTGCGTCTTTCGGGATGCTTCCCCAACCACCGATTGTGAAATTCTGGAACCCCTGTGTATTTGGCGTACTTACCGGAAGCATAATCCGAAACTGCTGCCACTTAGTAGTTACAGCACACTTGTACGCTACACGGTTCGCAGAAATAGTTACCGACATATCTTTCTCCGCTTTAAGCCACACTCGAACCTCGTACCATCCAGCGGTGTTAATCGGGTTGTTGTTGGAATATTTTGCAGAGACAAAATTATCTGAGACTGTACCCGTTAATCTAATCGCATATACTCCGCCTGATGGATCTTCGATATCATGTTCAATCTTTCCAGCAACGTCCCAGTATGTTTTTATGTCTTCCACTTCCAAGGAAGATCCTTTTAGGAGATTGCCGTTCATTTTGTCAACGTATTCTTCCGTTACCAATGGTTTTCCATCTAGCTTGAAAGCATCAGAAGACAGCCGGAACTCTCCTGTATCCAGATTCCAGAAATTTCTTCCGGTCTTGTCTGACAGGATTCCGGCAATAATTGCATTTGCAACAATTCCCTGCGCTGTGATCGCCGTTGTCCAGTCCCAGTCTCGACCATCTGCCGTCCGTCTAACCGCAAGCTGTAGTCCCTGTGTTCCCCAGGTCATGCAACCATAGAGCGGACTGTCTGGATCCAGGTTCTCTACTGTAAATGCCCTGCCGTTTACTTTCTGTGCGACGGTGGATTGCAGTTTTAATTGCGTGTAGATGCCATTCAGGATGCCCTGGACTTTCTCGGCCATAACGGAGCCGTCAGGAGCGATTATGGAATTAATCTTGTGTTCTGTGTCGAACTGGCTGTCAAATGCTGTTTTGGAAAATTTTCCGAGCTTAATCTTTTGATTCCGTCTGTTAATACAATCGTAAGTCAGCTCTGTTACCCTTGCCGTGGTTTCGATTTCCAAAATATGGTGTTTGCATTTTACATCATCCCCAAGACCGACATTTTCAAGATTTTCGTAATCCTTGTATTCTTCCGTTCCCTCCAGGGATACCATGTCTACTTCATAAGTAATTTCCGGCAGATCAACTCCTGCAGCATATTGTTTCTGGCACTCCTCAATAAGTCTTCTCCTGAGTTCCTCTAAAGTATTGCAGGCATTTTCATTATCCTCTGTGGAATCCTCTTTCAATTTTATATCGCTGAACTCCATTGTCCTCGTGTAGACTTTTTGGTACTTTTTAATGTTTGGACTGTCTACCCATGGAGTATTTTCATCCAGTGTATATCCGTTGTAAGCAACAGGAATAATCCTTGTGACGACATTGCTCATGTCGACATGTTCTTTAATTCCATCCAGATTGTATCCAAACTCCGCCCTTGCTCCATAATCTCCGCCAACACGATTATTGATAATCACTTTGTAGTTATCGTACAGAATTTCTCCGCCCCATCGGTTTATAAAAGACTGATCCAGATCACCGTTGATGGCTTCCATCAGATTTTTTCGAATGTAATAAGCTGTGGTTGCTTTGGTAATGTTAGATTTTCCGGAATATTTTGAGCCGGCGCAAATAATGTCAAGCGCCTGCTGCCCGTTCTTCCCGGTCGGGCGGACGTCCAGCAAAACGTGATCATCTTTGGAATCGTAAAATATCGGAAGAGCTATAGCGGTTATGGAACTGTCCGTTTTTTCCGTTTCGTGTATTCGGAAGAGCTGCCTGTCTGATATCGGTGTCGGCGCTGATATAACCGCTTCTTTTACGATGTGCCTGAATTTCCCTTCCTTGTCGATCGGTGCTTCCAGTTCCAGGCTCCACGCATCGTTCAGGACCATGGTGCATTCACAACTGTACGGTTCTAACGTCACGTCCCCGTTAAAATCATACTTAGCATTGCCCGGATCATAAATCTGTATCATATCAATAACACCTCCAGTTCGGGATTGCCGTCAAAACAAAGCCACCTGTTACAGATATGCTGTTTTTTCCGGGATTTAAAGTCATGTCTTCGTAATTCCCGGAAATGGATGTGTTCTGCATGGTTCCGTCTGTTCGATAGGCAAGTTTTCTCTCGGTGTCAATCGTGAGATTCTGGCCAACATTGGCCTTAATCTGCTTTCCATTAATCGTTACCGTACACATTCCTTCCCCGGCAATCTTATAGACAGGCCAGCATCTTTCTCCCGGATTGTTCAGCAGCGCATTCAGTTGTTGCTCCGTTGCTCCAGATTTTAAATACATGTATCCCTCGCACCAAAATGCCGCAGTCAATTTTCCTTGCCTTTTAACTGTCCGCTCTGTATTATTTAACACTACTTTTTTAACCCGGTAAAAATAATCCTGATCGTCCGTAAAGAACAGTTTATTGTTTACACTGGACATGAGCCATTTTTTTACGGCTCTAAATTTTTCCATCCAGGTGTCTGGATCCTGTTCCCGGAACGCAAGGGGCACCTCTATTTTAATATCCTTAATTGTTCCGGTATCTCTATACAGCACTCCATCTCTCCCAGGGATATCTATGGATTCGTATATCTTTTCCGTAGTCGGAATGTTGGGGCGGCTTTGCACGATCACTCCAACGCTTGTTCCGGTTTTTCCGTTACATTGTATGTCGTACAAAATCAATACCCCCTTGCTGCTTTTTTAATTGTCCGCATCTTTGTAGCGCCGCTGTCTACAATCTGTGTGACGTCTTTTTCAAAATCCCTTCTGGACGGATACATGGACATTTCTTTTTCTGCAATGGTCTTCAGATACGGTAAGTATTCCTCGAACATTCTTTCTGTGTCTCCCAATGTCCCTGCTGCCGTAAGATTACTTGTCTCGGGAGCATACACACTATCCCGGATCATATTGTTTACTTCGGAGATTTTCTTTTCGTACCCAACGCCAAAACCTTCCGCCGTGTATCCGCCAAGTTCCTCGAACACTTTAGACGGAGAATTAATCTGCAAATCACTCTTTGCCTGGTTGATCGCGGATGCACACATATAAGCCACCGCATTTACCACAGACGATCTTCCGGCATATATTCCATTAGCAAGACCATAGGCAAGATTCACGCCATCGTTGTAGAGGTCAGGCATATTATTGGCGGCGGATTGAATCTCGTATATCATAGATTCCGCCTGGTAGATAGCCTCTTGTTTTGCAGACGCAATTCCTCTTTCCAAGCCTTCTGATACTCCCTCGCCGATTTTCACAAATTCGCTCTTCTTCAGTCCGTTTTTAGCTTCAGAAAGGATTTCCCTTGTGAAGCTTTTCTGAACCTTCACAGCGCTGTCTACATTGTACTTGATTCCATTAATCAGACCGTCTACCGTATATTTTCCGAT